GGCCGCCGGTTAAGGGTCTACCCCGTGGCCGCCGGTTAAGGGTCTACCCCGTGGCCGCCGGTTAAGGGTCTACCCCGTGGCCGCCGGCGACCGAGTCAACGCCGGCGGCGCCGACCGAGTCAACGCCGGCGGCGCCGACCGAGTCCATGACAGAACGAACAACGCCCCAGGGTAACGCCCTGGAGCGTTGAGGTGGGAAGGAGTTAGGCTGTGTGCCTCGGCTAGACCAAAAAACAGAACAGCAGGAACAGCGCCAATGGAGCTCCAGCTTTAACGTACGCCAGCCACGGGAAGAGGCTGAGCCAGGGCGAGGCTTGTGGGGGTTCAGGGTCGCGCGGGTCATTACCGCGCGCCACGTTGCCAAGTATGCGCCATAAGTCCAGGTCATTCATGGTCGGGATCCTCTCGATAGGTACAGGGTTAAAAGGCAAGCAAAGGCGATCCAGCCGACAACATATGGGCTCATCGGTGGCATTCTCCCGTTGCGATCAATGCAAGCGCGGCTTGCTGGTCACTGATAGGACGGGCCCATATTTCGCCCGAGTCTATCAGTGGCTGGTATACATCTGCCAGGTCGGCTGTGTCGTCGTCATCTAGGCTCATGGTTGTCCTCTTCGTTTTAAGGGGATGCTAGGGTACCGGGGTACTTCGTAGCGCCGCCCTACGGGCACCCTAGGCGTTCGACGTGGTGAAAAATTAGGCAAGTCTTGACGTGGACCTGCTTTTACCTGGTAGCCGTGGTGTGTAGCGCCCATGCAGGGACTTCCGGCAATGTATCGTTTTCAGTGAAATAACGCACCGGCATAATCACGCCCATAAATTCCGGAAGTTTCGGGGCAGTGATTAGGGCGGCCGTTGTCGGTCCGTTATACGACACCAGCATGCTGTCAATTGGGGCCCCGAGCAATTTTATAGCCTTGGCGAAATCGAACAGATAGCTAGCGTTGAATTGTCCGCCTTTCCCGTTAGGTTTTTCAGTCGGCAGTATTCTCCGCCAATCTGGGAATTCAGCATCTATACCGCGAGCAGACAGTCCCCTGATGTCGTATTGGTGCGGGTATTCGCCAGAAATTGTGATTTCCAGCGAATCAGCTTTTCCGTACACCTTCACAACCTTTTCGATTAGTTCGCGCGGAATGATTCCCGACGTGGCATCTAACGCGCCAGGACAGTGCACAGCGCCCAATCTATGGCCGTCCAAAGCCACAAGGCAGGCGCCATTTGGGCCCGTTTCAAGGTGTACGCCTTTTAGGTAATAACGCACGTCTTTGATCGCCGCGAACAATAACAGCGATTTTAGTACGGCAGGTCTAACTGTGATTGCGTTCATCTGGTATATTCTCCTGTTTTTTGGCTCGATCGTCGCATTGTCCCTTCTTTGGGAAGAGACAATACGGCTAGGCGCCTGGTTAACCGTCAGCCCCTATGCCGGTAAGGAACGCGCGCAAGATGTAGTAGAGCTCCCGTTTTGGAATGTGTCCCGTATTCAAGGGATTAGTAACCCCGCCGCCGGCATTAAACATCCGGTGTAGTTCGTAGCCACCGTATGCGCCGCTGAGATGATAATTCCCGATGTTGGCCGAGTATTTGCCGGCTTTGGTGCGCGCCCACGATTCCATCGGCGAGTTCGTGGCCCGGTTGATGCGGTCCACAAGGGCCTGCAGGTCTCGTTCTGTGATTCTATTGCTCATGTCGTTTTCCCTGGTTGAGTATGGTTAGCCTTGCGGCCGTTCAACATGCGCTTATGCAGCGCGATGCCAAGGCGGATTAGTGCGGCCGTGTATGCGTATCGTTTGAATTGTATTGTTTTCATGACTTCACCTTCTTACCGCGAAAAAGCATACCTTCACCCGCACCGCGGCCAGTGTACTTGATCCCGTCAACCAGGGCGTATATCTGGTGCATTGTGCTTGAGACATACGAACGCGGGGTTTTCCACGTGCTCGATATGTAGCAGGTTCCGATAACTTTCCCGTGCCAATCGGTCAATTCGCGGCGTGACGTGCTGCTAAATCGGTCACAACCAACTCCGTCGCCTATTTTCTTGCCGACATAGGCCGCGACGTAGTCAGGCGTTACAATCGCGCCGCCGGCTGAAAATTCGTGGCCGTCGTGCGACACACTGCAGTCTTTTTCGATGTAGTGCATAATTATGTCTCCTGTTTGAATAGTGCGATTGCCTGGCGAATTGTGTATCCGCAGTAGGTGCGTTGTACCAGATAGCCTCCGACAACTGCAGAAATGCGGATGGCGCCACTCGGGAATATCCTGGATACTGTCATTAGCACACCCTCCGCGCGGCATGCACTGCCAGGCGCAACAGCCTATGGTTGCGGTAATAAATCCAGCTACGAATTCTAGTGGCTATCTCTTCGTATATGATAAATTCGATCATTTTGTGCACCTCTTTTTAGTGAATTGATTCTACGCGCTGAATACTAGGGCGTTTGTCGCCAGTGTCAATACGATTATTCTTATGCCCGCATAAGCTAGGCGTATATTAGCAAACGCTACCATAAGCTTTTATTTATGGTTTAACCCGCGAGCTCGTTGTTGCGCGTGCGCAACAAAGTGTTGCGTCCACGCAACAAAGTGTTGCGTCCACGCAACAAATGTCCGCCAGGGCGCGCAGTAGGCAGCATGCCATGCTAAAATTGGCGTGTTTCCGCCGCTCGTGCACTGATTGTTAATCAGTTTTTTCCTGCCGGCGGAGGAAAAACACCCCCCTGGGGGCGGGGGGTACCCCCAAAAAACGATCCGCCCGTAGGAATACGGGGGTCAATCGAACACACGCTAGACCGTTGTGTATAAAAGAAAAATTACCGTATAGAGCGGAAAAAAATTTTTCAGCCTATAGGGGGATATTATCTCTTGCTGTTTAGGAAAAAACCCCGTATACTGGTCTTATGTCCGATGAACCCGTCGTAACAACAATCAATCGCGGCGGTCGCCCCCGGAAGTACCACACCGAGGAACAGCGCAAAGAAGGCTTGAAGCGGGCCAAGGAAAAGCACCGGCTCGCCAAGCTGACAACCCCCCTTCCGGAGATCGAGCCCGATCCGGTCCTGCCGGAGACGACGGACCTCCAGGCGGCAATCCTGAAAGCCTGTGTCGGGCTGGACTTGCAGGCCACGACTTTTGTGACCGCGGTGTGCTCCGGGCAGACCCTGGCGGCCGCGTACAAACGGGCGCGCCCGGAAGTATCAGACGCCAGTGTCAGCACCGCGGGTCCGCGGTATGCGGCACGTCCCGAAATCGCCAAAGCCATCGCGGCTGTCAAAGCGGCGTTGGCTTTGAACGTGGCGTACGATTTCAATCGCTTCATGCGGGAAATGGACCAGGCCATGGTGTTCGCCAAGCAGACCCGGAACGCCACAGCGTACGTGCGCGCCGTCGAACTTCGCGGGAAATCTACCGGGCATTTAGCGGACAAGCCCCAAGCTGGCGGCTCCGGCGGATTCACTCTGGTCATTGGTGGCATTGACAGTCCCCTTGCGACGGCGGAACGAATCGATGACTGACAACCGAACAGTGGCCTATGACCCGCCCGGCCCTGTAGCCAAGGCTTTCTTGGAGTCGGAGGCGTTCATTCGGTCTATAATCGGGCCGATTGGTTCCGGCAAGTCGGCGGCGTGCTGTATTGAGATCCTGCGCCGGGCCGGACTTCAGAAAGTGGGCCCGGACGGCAAGCGCCACTCCCGTTGGGTCGCCACCCGTAACACGTTCCCCGATCTCAAGAACACAACCTTGAAAACTTGGCTGGACTGGTGCCCCGCGTCCTATGGCAAGCTAACCATGGCCTCGCCCATCACGCACCGAATTGTCACTGACGACCTCGACTTGGAAATGATTTTCCTGGCCTTGGACCGGGACGAAGACGTACGCAAGTTGCTCTCCCTGGAGCTGACAGGGCTTTGGATCAATGAATCCAAGTTCGTGCCGAAGGCCATTCTGGATGCCGCCACCGGCCGCGTCGGACGTTATCCCGCCGTGAAGGACGGCGGATGCAGCTTCGCAGGAATAATTCTCGACAGCAACCCGCCCGACACGGAGTCTTGGCTGTATCGCCTGGCGGAAGGCGTAGATGTCGATATGGTCGCGGAAACTACCAAGTTGGAAAAAAAGATGCAGCTTGACGGGTTGATAGGCCCAAATCAAAAGCTCATGGAGTTTTTCAAGCAGCCATCTGGGACGGGTCCGGATGCCGAGAACCTACAGAATCTCCGCCCGGGTTATTATCAGTTTGCCAGCGCCGGTAAGACCGAAGACTGGATCAAGGTGTTTGTGCGCGGAGAATACGGGTTTATCATTGAAGGCAAACCGGTGTACCCAAATTATCGGGACAGCTTGCACACCGCGCAAGAGTCTCTTCAAGCCGTGCCTGGATTGCCGATTCTGGTCGGAGCCGACTTCGGCCTGACACCCGCCGCCTTGTTCGGGCAACGCCTTCCAGACGGCCGGTGGCGGATTCTCAGCGAACTGGTAACTTCAGATTGCGGCATTACCCGGTTCGGGGAATTGTTACTGGCGCACAAGGCTCTGAACTACCCCGACAACGAGATTGGCGGGGCATGGGGTGATCCGGCCGGCACTGCCCGGGGCCCGGACGAAGAGAACGTCTTTACGATTCTCAACAACGTGACGGGGTGGAAGTTCCGGCCGGCACCGTCGAACGATCCGGCGCTACGCATCGAAGCTGTCACGTTGCCGCTCAATCGGTTGGTGGATGGGAAGCCGGCGGTCAGCGTATCTCCGGCGTGCCCGGTGTACCGGAAGGGGTTCATATCTGGATACCACTACAAATTTGTAGCGTCGTCGAACAACGTGACGCTTCACGAAACCCCGGTGAAGAACAGCTACTCCCACATACACGACGCAGGGCAGTACCTGTTCCTGGGTGGGGGTGAGTACGAGGTAACGCTGGGAAAAATGGCGCGGGACAAGCCGCGCGGGCCAATGCTGGCTTCCGGAGTCGGCCAGGATCCATTCTCGGATGGGCGGGATTTCGTGCCCTCTGTCACGTACACGAACGAAAAGACGATGCAGGAATGGCGCGAAAGTTTCACCAAAAAGAAGCAGGGTATTGCTTTGGGGGTGGGCGATAGTGTATTCTAGTTGTATCGGTAACAGTTTCCGCGAGGCACCGCATTGGCAATCCCAGCAGACTTAACGGCGGCTTCGCTGCTAAACCCGCTCGGGGCCGAGCAGCGGCTTCTCACAAACGCCTATATGGCGAAAGAGGCGGCCCACAAACAGCGTAAGGCCGATCTGTATCGCCTCGGTGCACGCGTGGCCAGCGGTCGTCGCGCGGTCAAGAAACGTCGGGCCGCTGCCGCGGAGCAATACGCTGCTGACACGGAATACCGCGGGGCTTTGATCGGCTCGCAGCGTGGCGGTTTGGCGTCCACGATTCTCAATCTGGGCGGGGCCGCCGGAGATCCGAACAAATCGTATGCCAGCCAATTGGTTGGTACACAGGCCCAGGCGGCCCCCTTGGTTCCCGAAGCGTTCGAGACAAAAGCATCGGTCAAGAAGCGGCTGATCGAAGAAGGCCGGCCCGCCACCGTGGCGGAATACATGAAAACCCCTCCGCGTAGAAAACTGTAATGGCCTTACAATCCAGTATTGTTGAAGACTGCCTTGCCGAATTCGCCGTGGCCTCCAAGGATCGCGGCGTTCTCGATAACCATTGCGAGGAAGTGGCCCGGTATGTGCTCCCGTCGTACCAGGGGACGTTCACGTCGGAAGGGTTAAGCAGCGCGCCGTACAGCAAGAAGAATCAGGCCATTTACGATTCGACGGCGTTGATCGCTTTGCCACGTTTTGCGGCCGTCATGGAATCCATGTTGACCCCGCGCGGGACTAAATGGCATCGCGTGGCGCCGTTGGAAGCCGCCCTGATGAAGGACCGGGCAACGCGCTTGTGGATGGATGAGGTGACGGACATCTTGTTCCGGTACAGGTATTCCCCCTCCGCGAATTTTGCCGGACAAAACAATCAGAATTTTCTGGCCATGGGCGCCTTCGGCACCGGCACCATGTTCATCGATCAGCTCGACAAGTCTCCTGGACTTCGGTATAAATCCATCCATCTCGGGGAAATTTATTTCTTCGAGAACCATCAAGGTATCATCGATAAAGCGACACGGCGATTCGAGCTGACCGCCCGCCAAGCTGCCCAGAAGTTTGGCACTGCCGCTTTGCCGGCCACTGTGCGCGTCAAGTTGGGTACGCCGCAGCAAGAAGACAAAGAGATGTACTTGCACTGCATCATGCCGCGGACCGATCGTGACACCTCTAAGGCCGATTACCGCGGGATGGAATTTGCCTCCTACTACATCTCTCTCTCCCAAAAAATTCTTCTGCGAGAGGGCGGGTATCAGACCTTTCCGTACGCCATAGGCCGCCACACCATGGCGCCCGGGGAAGTGTACGGCCGCAGTGTCGCCATGGAAGCGTTGCCGTCCATCAAGACGATCAACGAAGAGAAGAAGACCATGCTGCGCCAGGGCCATCGGGCTCTAGATCCGGTCCTGTTGACGCACGATGACGGCATCCTGATAAATCTGAAAAACGGCGCGATTAACCCCGGCGGTGTCGCCGCCAACGGCCAGCCCTTGGTCCACACATTGCCGACCGGGAACATATTGGCCGGCGAAAAGATGATGGAAATGGAGCGGGTCACGATCAATGACGCCTTCTTGGTGACGCTCTTTCAGATCTTGACCGAGAACCCGCAGATGACAGCGACCGAAGTTTTGGAGCGCGTCCGCGAGAAAGGCGTTCTCCTGTCCCCCGCGATGGGGCGGCAGCAAACTGAGTACCTCGGCCCGATGATCGACCGCGAATTGGACGTGTTGTCCGCGCAAGGCCTTTTGCCGCCGATGCCGCCCGCCCTGCGCGAAGCGGGCGGCGGCTATAAAGTTGAATATGATTCCCCGCTCTCTCGGGCCCAGCGCGCAGAAGAAGCTACAGGATTCCTGCGCTGGTCTGAGATGGGGCTGAAGATTTCCACCGAGACCCAAGACCCGTCTATCATCGATTGGATCGACATCGATACCGCGTATCCGGAATTGGCGGACATGCAGGCCGTTCCGGCGCGGTTTGTTCGCACCTTGGAACAGGTAACGGCGATTCGCGAAGCCCGGTCCCAGCAGCAGGAGATAGACCGCGCCATCCAAGCTGCGCCGGCCATGGCCGCGGTCGCTAAGAACATCCCTTCCGCCATTCAACAGTAACAGGAGACCGACATGCCCCGCGCTTCCAAAGTTGTCAACCCGCCGTCCGCTCCGTCCGCCAAAGATCTCGCCGGGTCTGTGCCTGCAGGCTTGACCGTGAAGCTCAAGAAAGCGCACCGGGAAGAGCAAGCAAAGGCCGAGCGCGATATTTCGTGGCCGGATTTCGTGCGCGAAAGCGGATATGAGTTGAACGACGCCGGTCACGTTGTGGAACGCCGCTAATGACATTTGCCGAGACGTATGAAACCGCCCGGCAATTTCTATTTGCCAGGCAAACGGCCTATAGGTCTACGTTTCTAAATCCTGTCGGGGAAAAAGTTCTCGTTGATCTGGCGAAATTTTGCCGGGCGCACGACTCGACGTTCAATCCCGACCCCCACATCGCTGCCCGTCTTGATGGCCGGCGTGAAGTGTGGCTGCGCGTTGTAGGGCACTTAAATCTATCCCAAGATCAACTTTGGGAGTTGTACAACGGCAAGAAATAACCGCTTTTACGAGGTCCGCGGCATCCCGCCGAGGGCAACCCCAGCAGAGGCCACACAATGACAGACGCCACACCAGCAGTACCCCCAGCTACTCCCCCGGCAACACCCCCAGCCGCCCCTCCGGCAACGCCTTCCGGCCCGTGGTACGGTAAGTTCGCGGACAAGTCGGTTCTCGACCACGCCACAACGAAAGGTTGGGCAACCCCCGAGGACGCGGTTCGCAGCAATCTCGAACTGGAGAAGCTGATCGGTGTCCCGAAGGAGCAGCTTATTCGGCTTCCCAAAGCCGACGCTACTCCGGAAGATTGGAACCCGGTCTACGATCAGCTCGGCCGCCCCAAGACTCCCGACGAATACGGCCTGGAAGTTCCGGCCGGTGCGGACGATTCGTATTCCAAGCACATCGCCAAGATCATGCACGAAAACGGCCTGACGAAAGCGCAGGCTACGAAAGTAGCGAAGGGCCAGGCCGAGTACGTGGCGGGCAAAGTGGCCGAGCAAACGGAGGCGCGCAAGACCAAGACGACGCTGGAGCATACCGAGCTGACAAAGGAATGGGGTGTGGCGTACGACAAGAACGTGCAGATCACGCAAGCCGCTGCCCGGAAATTTGGTATCACGGACGACATCATCGACAACCTGGAAGATTCCATGGGGTTTAAGGCCACCATGGTGTTCTTGCACAAACTGGGTTCCAGTTTGGGTGAAGATTCGTTCGAATCCCCCGGCCACGGCGGAAAATTTGCCGGATTGATGGAGCCGGCGCAGGCACAAGCTCGCATTTCTGCCCTGAAAAAGGACTCCGGTTGGTCCGCGAAATATCTGGCGGGCGATGTTGGAGCCCGGGCGGAAATGGAAAATCTCCAGAAAATGGCGTACCCCGAAGAATAGCACGGTGTAGGTTTTGGGGCGCCCCGTTTGCTGTATGCATATAGCAACCGGGGCGCCTTTTCTTTTTAGTTGACAACAGGCGCCCGGTGTGAGATTATTATAAATAAGCGGACAAGCATTGTTGCCCCGCCAAACGCCCGTAATCGGGTCGCCCAGTCCGCGTAACAGACCAGAAGGCAAGGCCCGCAAGGATAACCTCTTCGAAAAAACCCGTGTAGTCCAACGCTTTTTTGGAGAGACGCTATGTCCATCAATATCCCCAATCATTTTGTACAGCAGTACAGCACAAACATCGAGCTTCTGCTTCAGCAGAAAGGCTCCAAGCTGCGCCAGGCTGTAACGACCGGCACGCACACCGGCAAAGCCGCCAGCCCCGTCGATCAGATCGGCGCGGTGGAAGCGCAGAAGGTAACGACCCGTTTTGCCCCGATGAGTCGCGTTGATGCGCCGACCGATCGCCGTTGGGTTTATCCGGTGGATTATGATCTGCCGCAGCTCATCGACAGCTTCGACAAGCTCCGTCTCATCACGGATCCGACCAGCCAGTACGTGACCAATGCCGTCATGGCGATGGGCCGCAAGCAGGACGCGGAGATCCTGAGCGCCGTACTTGGCACGGCCAAGACCGGCGAACAGGGTGGCACCAGCACCATCTTTACCGCGGCCAACGAGGTAGACGTTGCGGTAGGTGGCACCAACAGCCTCCTGAATGTTGCCAAGCTCCGGGCCGTCAAGAAACTGATGATGGCCAATCATGTCGATTTCGACATGGAAGAGGTGTATGTTGGCCTCACCGCGGCGGACTACGACAGCCTCCTGAATGAGCCGGAAGTTATTTCCCGCGACTATTCGAGCCAGTTGGTTCTGGAGAGCGGCAAGCTGAAGGGTATCCTCGGCTTCAAGTTCATCCACTGCGAGCTGATCGAGTCTGTTTTGGCCGGCACCAACGAAGTTACGTTGCCGGTCTGGGTCAAGAGCGGCTTGTATCTCGGCCTGTGGAACGACATTCAGACCAGTGTTTCCAAGCGCAATGACTTGACGAGCGAGCCCTGGCAGGCGTATTGCATCGAGACGATCGGTGCAACCCGCTTGGAGGAAAACAAGGTCTACGCCATCGAGTCCTACCGCGCGTAATTGGGATCCCGCCCTTCGGGGCGGGAATCCTTAACATCTGATTTAGGAGAAGGAAAATGGCAGTAGAAGCTCTGAAGTCCTTAGCCCTCACGAACGCCGACGCCACCCCAACTGTTTTCAATAACGGTCGGGTAGCTCGGGCCCCAGTCCAACGTGCCCTTGGCTACGCGATTGCGGATGCAGTCGCCAGCATTGGCTCGACTTACCGCCTGGCCCGTGTCCCCAGCAACGCTTTTGGTCTCCGCGTGATTCTATCGAATACCGCGTTCACCACGACCGGAGCTGGCGACATCGGCATATACCAGACTGCTGCCAACGGCGGCGCGGTGGTTGATGCCGATTTCTTCGCGTCGGCGCAGTTGCTCACCACGGCTCTGCCGAACACCGAAGTCACCCACGAGTCGGGCGTCTACGGTGTGAACGACAAAGAGAAGCCCCTTTGGGAGGCCCTGGGCCTGTCCGCAGATCCCCAGATCGATTACGACGTAGCCATCACGCTGACCGCTGCCAATCAGACTGCCGCAGCCGATGTGGCCCTCTTGGTGGAATACACCCAGTAAGAGGCATCATGGGGCGGTTCGCCGCCCCTTCTTTTTCTCGGAGACCAGAACATGGCAGACCATTTTTACGGAGTCGCAGTGGGCCACGGGGCTGATTCCTCGGCGGTCACGTTCGGCACGTCCACCGGCAGTACGGCAATTGAACTGCGCGTGACGGACGGCGTGACCGGCATGAACAAGAAGGAATTGCTCAAGGCGCTGGCGACCATCAAAGATTACATCGTCGAAGCCGACGCGCCGGCATAGGGAAGACCATGAACCAAAGCGGAATCTTTTTGCATAACCCGGGAGCCACCGCCGGTAACGCGGTATCCACCTATACGGTTCCGGCCGGGAAACCGCTGAAATTCCTGTACGGCCATGTGCGGCTCACCACGGACGTGACGGTGGCGAATCGGCGGGTTTCAGTGGCGGTATACAACAACGACGGCACTCCGGTCTTGATCTACGACGAAGTGGCTGGGGCCGTTGTGCCGGCCAGCCAAACAAACCAGCACATATCTTTGGTTCAAGGAATTTTTCGGGAGACTTCTTTCGTTGGCGGGGCCGTTCAACTGGCGCTTCCGAAAGATTTGTATCTGTTGCCTGGGTGGACGTTCCGGATTTCTGTTCAAGCAGGTGCGGCCGGGGACTCGTTTGTGCCCACCGTGGTATTCGGAGACTAAAAAAAAGGGGGGGCCATACGTGGCCGTAAAACCGCTCAAATACATTCTCGTAAGGGATTTGTCTCCGGGGAATTCAAAAGGCGGAGTAGTTCCAGCCAATAGAATTTGGACAGTGGTGTGGGGCCACGTAAAATTCACGTCAACAGCCACTCCGGGTTCGCGCATGATCGTGATGCGCGCGAAACTTCCGGGAGACCCCCGGCCCCTTGCCCGAACTTGGGCCAGTGAAGTTCAATCCCCGAACACCATCCACCGGTATCAGCTGTTCCCCGGCGGGGCCACAACTCCTGGGGAGCACATGGGCAGCACCATATACATGCCACTCCCGGCCGTTCCGGTAATGTTGGAAGGGTGGGAATTTTCAATATATGATGAGACCAATTCGGACCCAAACGACCACATGGAGTTGCGCGCGTTGGTAGTGCTGGAACAGAAACAATAAACGGCCCATTGCGGGCCGGTTTGCTTTCAGATATACTAGTGGTAAGCAACTCCGGGAAAGCGCATGTATTACGCAATGGCTTTTTGGGCCGCGTTTGTAGTTTTTGCCCCACATCTCGTGGAACTCACGTACAGCTTGGTGGCCTAAATGTCCAGTGAAATTGAGATCTGTAACAGCGCGTTGCAGCGCCTCGGGGCTGGGCGCATCATATCCCTGTCCGGCAACAACAAAGAATCGCGGGAATGTGCCGTGGCATACCCGGTCGCGCGCGACTCGCTATTGCGGTCGCATACGTGGGGCTTTTCGAAAGCCCGGAAGCAATTGGCCGCCGACAGCGTGGCCCCAGTTTTTGGGCCCGCGAACCAGTACACCCTACCGGTTGACGCCTTGCGCGTCATTCTGCCGATTGATTCAGATCTCGATTGGATCATCGAAGGCCGGAAAATTCTAACGGATTGGCCGGCGCCCTTGGACGTGCGGTATGTCAAGGCGATAACTGACCCAAACACCATGGACCCGCTATTCCGGGAAGCGGTGGCGGCCGATATGGCATATAAGATGTGCGAGGCCCTTACGGGCTCGAACACAAAACGCACAACACAATTGCGGGATTTCGGCCTCGCCATCGCGGAAGCCCGCCGGGTTGGGGCGCTGGAAACTCTCTCCGTTGAAGCCGAAGAATCGGCCTGGATTACGGTGCGGGATTAATGGCGCGCGCAGCCCCAAGCCAAACTTCGTTTTTCAGCGGGGAACTATCCCCGCTCGTGGCCGGCCGCGTTGAAACCGATGAGTACAAACAGGGATTGGGTGTGTGTCTGGGGTTCATCCCGTTGGCGCAAGGCGGCGTAACCGCGGCCCCCGGAACGGCACACGTGGCGGCGGCGAAAGATAGCACCTCGGCCACCAGGGTAGTTCGCTTCGAGTTTTCAACTGAGCAGGCGTACATCATAGAATTTGGTAATCTATACTGCCGGTTCTACAAAGACGATGCGCGCATTGAAAACCCCCCGGGGACGGCTGTTGAAATTGAAACTCCGTACACCGCCGCCCAGATTTTCGATTTGCAGTTCACCCAATCAGCGGACGTTTTATACATAACGCACGTAAGCCACGCACAGCGCCGCCTCATTCGGCTGTCTCATACCGAATGGATTTTGGAAATTATGGCGTTTCTGGATGGGCCATATTTGCCAACCAACAGCACCCTGGACACCATCACTCCAGCGACGGCGGCTTACGACGAAATAGACAATCCGTCCAATCTGGGTCTAAATGCTGTTGCCCATTCCGGCGCGCTGTATTGCGCCGTTGGTGCCGTGACAGGATCCGGCGCCTACATTGCCACTAGCCCGGACGGCGCAAATTGGACGCTGCAAGCCAACCCAAAGAATTTTGCCTTGCACGCCATTACGTGGGACGGTTCTCAATTTGTGGCTGTCGGCGGGGCTGACGGAACCGATGCATACATCGTTACCAGCCCGGACGGCATCGCGTGGACAGAGCGCGCTAACCCCAAGAATTTCACGTTGTACGGAATAACGTGGACCGGGGACCAATTTGTGGCGGTCGGAGCGGCCGACGGAACCGATGCGTACATCGTTACCAGCGCGGACGGCATTACCTGGGCCGAGCGAGCCAACCCCAAGAACTTCGCGCTGCGCGCTGTAAGTTGGAACGGCCTTCTCTTGGTGGCTGTCGGCGGGGCTGACGGAACTGATGCGTACATCGCTACCAGCCCGGACGGCATCGCGTGGACAGAGCGCGCTAACCCCAAGAATTTCACGTTGTACGGAATAGCGTGGTCTGGATACTTTTTTACTGCGGTCGGGGGCGCCGACGGAACCGACGCATACATCATTACCAGCGCCGACGGTCTTGCTTGGGCCGAGCAGGCAAATCCAAAAAATTTCACGCTCTACGGGATCGTGTGGGCCAGCAATAAATGGATAGCCGTAGGCGCCGCGGACGGCACCGACGCATATATTCTGAGCAGCAGCGACGCCATTACTTGGACGGAAAACACGAATCCGAAGAACTTCGCGTTGTATGGCATCGTGTGGTCCGGAGCCGACGCCATTGCGGTGGGGGCGGCCGACGGCACCAACGCCTACATGGTGGGAGCGGAGCGCGTCACCCTGACGGCGTCCAGGGCTATTTTCTCGGCCACGGATGTGGGTCGGCATGTCCGCATAAAGCACGCCTCGACGTGGGGTTCCGCCATTATTTCGGAATTTGTTTCCCCTTGGGTCGTCAACGTGAAAGTTGGCTCGGCTTTTGGGGCCACCACGGCCAGCACCTTCTGGCGGTTGGGCGTTTGGTCTGAAACGACCGGCTACCCCCGCACGGTCGGCTTCTACGAAGACCGCTTGATTTTTGCGGGAGTGCCAAATTATCCCCAACGATTGGATGGGTCGAATTCCGGTGATTACCAGAATTTTGCTCCGAGTGAAACAGACGACACGGTCATAAGCAGTAACGCCGTTTCGTTCACTCTCGGCTCCCGGGAAATCAACGCGATCCTGTGGCTGATGGACGACGAAAAGGCTTTGGTAGTCGGCACACCTGGCGGCCCGTGGTTGATACGACCGTCAACGGCCGGCGAGGCCTTATCTCCGACGAACGCTTCTGGCAAGCGGCTGAAAAGTTATGGCAGCGCAAATGTACCTGCGGTCCATCTGGGGGATTCAGTAACGTACGTGCAACGGGGCGGGCGGAAATTGCGCGCCATCAATTATGGCTCGACGAGTTTGGACGGTTTCAGCACGCCGGATCTGACCCTGTCGGCCGAGCACATCACGCGTGGCGGCATTACCGACATGGCCGTACAAATGTCGCCGCAGCCGATATTGTGGATGGTGCGTGGGGACGGCGTGTTGGTTGGCATGACTTTTGTTCCTACCGACGATTCAGGAAAAGTTGCCGTCGGTTGGCACCGGCACATCCGCGGCGGGGCGTTTGGGGCCGGACACGCGGTTGTTGAATCGGTAGCGGTAATCCCGTCGACGGACGGAACGCGTGATCAACTGTGGATGGTCGTGAAACGCACAGTGAACGGCGCGACGTTGAGGACCATAGAGTACATGAAGAAGATATTCGATGACGGGGACGACGTTGAAGACTCGTTTTTCGTAGATTGTGGGGTAACGTACGACGGAGCGGCCACGACCACCGTGTCTGGTTTAGATCATTTGGAGGGAGAAGTTGTGTCTGTTTTAGCCGATGGCTCCGCCCACCCGGATAAGACGGTGGCATCTGGACAGATTACGCTTGATAGAGAGGCCTCCGTGGTACAAGTCGGGCTTGCGTTTTTGGCGCAAGGCCAATCGATGCGTTTTGATATGGGTGCTCAGAACGGCACATCCCAAGGAAAAACGCAGCGCATTCACCGGGTGGCGTTCCGGGTTCATAGCACCGCCGCGATGTCTACTGGACCGAGCTTTGATTTTCTGGACGAATACATTTTCAGGACCAGTTCTGATCCCACCGATACGGCCATCCCTCCGTACACCGGAGATGCGGAAGTCCCGAATTGGGATTCGGGATATGGGACCGATGAACGCATTTGTTTTGTACGCGACAAGCCCATGCCTCTTACTTTGTTGGCCGTCTTTCCACAACTTACGACGGAGGATAGAAATTGAACGATATAGCGCGGCTTCCCACCGGACAGGCCCTCGCTTCGCGGGAGCTCGATGTTCGCAAGCGGATAGCCCAATTGGAGGCGGCCATTTCCAGGGCGCCCCAGATGGACTTCTCCCTGAAGCACACCTTCACGGATGGGGTATACTGCCGGGAAATTTTCATCCCAAAAGGATCGGTGATTGTTGGGAAGATCCATCGGCACGAACATTTGAATTTTATATCCAAAGGCCACGTCACCGTCTTAACCAAAGCCGGGTTGCAGGAAGTTCGGGGCCCGTGCACAATGGTGTCCAGCGCCGGCACCAAGCGCGCCCTGTACGCCCACGAGGATACCGTGTGGACCACGATTCACGCCAATCCCACGAATGAACGGGATTTAGGAAAATTGGAAGAACGTATTATTTCCCCGGACTACGACTCCGTGGACAAAGAAATGTTGCAAATTGTAGGTCACGAGGTGGCGGCATGACGTGGGTAGCGGTTGGATCGGGCATTGTTGCCCTGGTCGGCGGGGTCGCGACGGGGGTGGGTGAAGCCAGCAAGCGAAAAGGGATCCGGCAGATTAACGCCGTAAATGCCCAACGCCTGGAAAAACAGGCTCAAGACGTTGAGCAGCAAACTGAGGAAGATTTGGTTCTGTTGCGGCAACAGCTTACGCGCGTTGTCGGGGAACAACGGGCCGGTTGGGGTGCCAGCGGCTTGAGCGGCGACAGCGGGAGCGCCCTGGATGTGCTGTCCGCCAGCGTAACGGCCAGCATTAATGACCGTCGGCGCCGGGCGGAAGCGGGTGCGCGGCAAGCTGAAGACTTACGCTATGCGGCGAAAGTCGGGGATTTAACGGCCAGTGCCGAGATCAGCGCATCGAAAATTGCGGGGGCTTCAGCCGTCGCTTCCGGGGCTGGCCAGGCGGCGCAGTACGGACTGAAGGCATTGACGCCCACTCCGACCGCCAGGCCCCCTACGACTCCGGCCACAACTCTTAAACAAACGAGGTAGCCATGCCCAACATTCGGGAATATCAGGCCACTCAAAGCCCTGCAGGCCCGGGGGCCGTTCAAAACATTCCCCTTTCGATTGCGGGTGCGAAAGCGGCCGGGGGCCGGGCACTGGGTTCGGCCCTGTCCGATGTGGCGGGCGAGATATACGCGACCGGCGAACGTATTGATCGTTCAAAAGTTCAGATGAACACCGCCCAAGCTCGGGCAGATTTAACGATCGAGATGCAAGAGGCCATCAAATCCGGGGACGCCGCCACCCCGGATTTCACCAAACGCTGGGACGACAGAATGGCCGCGCGTTTGGCCCAAGATCAAAAGGGGTACCATACCGGCGCGGGGTCTCAATTGGCCGCCGAAAGTTCCGCCGCGTTGACTTCTGAATTCCGGGTCCAGGCGAACCACTACCAAGCCGTCGCTGTTGGCCAACAGGCCGCGCTCGGTCTCAAGATAGCTTTGGAGACCAATGAACAGACTTTGGTGGACGACCCGATGCAATTCCAGAGCGTCCTTGACGCCTCGATTTCTGCCCTTCACGATCCGAATGGAGCCTACGCGCGTGATCTCCCGGCGCAAAAAGTGGCGGAATTAGACTTGGAGATGCGACAAAGGTTGGCCGTTGCCGCGGTGCGCGGCGTCATTTTGACCGCCGGGCCGGAATTGGCAGATGAAATGATGGACAACGGAACCGGGCCGGCGCAGTACCTATCCGCCGATCAGCAAAAACAGTTGCGGGGGGAGTCCCGCACCGCCTTCTTGGGCCGGGAAGCCGATCAAGCTCGCATTGTCGCCAAGCAAAAGGAAGACCGGCGCATCTCCGAGGAAGTTGTCGAATCGGAATTCGTGGATTTGTTTCAGGCCAAGAATCTTACTGCCAAACAAATCCAAAAAGCGGACATCAGTTCTGACAAAAAACTGGCGTGGTTGGGGCGTATAAAAATCGGTGCAGCTTCCGCTGATCCAACCACGGTAAACGCCCTTTTTCGCCGCATCCATTTGCCGGAAGGGGATCCAAACAAAATAACGACCGAGGAACAGTTATACCGGTATTTTGGAAACGGGGTTGATCATCCGTCTCTCAATGCTTTGCGGTCCGAATTGAAGCACGACCCATTTGGCGTGGTAATGAATAGCGCCCAAGATACGGCCCGGACTATGCTCACCCGTTCTTTAGAGGGTGCGTTGGAGCCTGGAAAATCGGCGGAAGCCTTGCATCGCTGGCGTCTCACGTTCAACGCCGCTTGGCAGAAAAAAATTCAGGACAAAGAGAATCCGATGGACCTCATCACGCCGGGCCACAAGGACAACTTGTTGGAGCGCGGGCAGGTTATGAGCTATTTGCGGAGCAACAAAGAGGCCTCCACCGAAGCGTACGCCGCGAAAAAGGCGGGCTTCGAAGCCGCACAAGCAGAGTTTGGGAAACCGAAATTTGGGAATCTCCCCAACATACAAACGGTTGCAGAGGCTCAAGCTCTCCAACCAGGAACCTACTTCGTAATAGTGGCCCCAGGGCGGCCGCCTGAGCTGAGGATCCGCTAATGGCTGACCCGTTTGATGCGGTGTCCCAAGGGGTGCCGGCAACGCTCGATGATCCGTTCGACGCAGTATCGGCTCCGGCCATTAATTTCGACGAATTGTCGCGGCCAAGTGTTAACGCGCCCCACGGCATATTCAACGCCATTTGGTCCGGGGTGCAGAGTAGCGCCACCGGCTTAGCGTTACGCGGGGAACTTCCTTCGCAGGAACTTCCGCCGGACAGCACCACGGCGGAACGCTTGGCGGCGGGGGTTTCCGGCATCGTGGTGGATCTCCCACAAATTTTATTCGGAGCGGCGGGCGGTATGGCCGCCGGGACGGCTGCGCTCGGTCCGGTAGGAACGGTAGCCGGAGCGGCCGCAGGCGGTTTCGCCGTCCCCAGTGCCATGCGGGCGTACTTAATGCAGGCGTATAAAACGGGTGGGGTTAGATCGTTTGGAGATCTGTGGGAAGCCTCCAAGGCGTTTGCCCACGGAACCGTTGAGGGCGTCACCATGGGCCTGGGAACAGCCGGGCCTGGCATGGTAGCCTCTAAGCTCACCAACGTGGCTGTGAGGGCAGCAGCGGTCCCCTTAGCGGAAGTGTTAGGGATGACCTCGACAGCCGCCGCATTAGAACAGCGCATGCCGACTTTACGCGAATTTCAGGATAACGCTCTCTTGATTGGTGGATTCCGGGCCGTTCCGGTAGTCCAGGCCAAACTACAGGACATCTACGCCAAGTCGGGATTGGAACCAGCGCGCGTGGCCTATGACGCGTCGTTCGATGCCAAACTCAGTAGGGAATTACTTGACCCGAAGGCAGACGTTATCCCGGAAAAATATGCCGATCTGGTGGCCCGCGAGAACGCCAAACTGGCCGTGCCGGATCCGGTCCCCATGACGAAAGCCGAGCGGGAACGCGCCGCGAAGTTTGTGCAGGATCCGTTTGCGGAGCCCGGCAACGCCCCCGGCGAGAAAACCCTTCCCAACGAGGTGAACTACAACTACATAAACAGCACGCAAGATGCGGCGGGTGCCATTGCCCGGCTGTCCCAATTAAACCGGGATAAGATCGTAGCCTCTCGCCGCAGTACTGTTTCGTGGGAACAAACCAATAACGAAACGCGCGCCGAGTTAGCGCGAGTCCTGAATGTAGGGGTGGAAAAGGTAAACGTCGATAAGGCGATACCGCCCGAAGAATTGGCCGTGCAACTTAAAGTGCGGCTGCATCTAGCCCGCGGGGCGGCGGAGGCCTTGGTGATAAAAGGGCGCGAATTGGCTGCCCTCGGGGAACGGGCCAGCGAATTGCAAGTGGCAGATATGCTGGATGCTACCAACCGGACCTCTATGCTGATCTCCGATTTTCTCGGCTTGCGTGCGGAAGTAGCCCGAGCCCAGAATAGTCTGAAAGACCGTTCGCGCGTCGACATCAATCTGGACCAAATGGCCAAGGTCTTAGAGACAGGGGGTGGGCGCGCCGGCTTGACCGATCTGGCCCGAGTGCTGTCGGAAGCAGATAGCCCGGCTTCGGCGTTGCGTGCCGTGAAACGCCACGTAAAGCGGACGAAATTTCAGACCGTCGTGGAAGTATGGAAAGCCAGCGTCTTATCTGGGTTGACGACATTTGAGGCCAATTTGCTTGGCAACATGAACATGGCCATGTCCATCCCCGAACGCGCCGTCACAGCGGCCGTCGGGAAAATTTCCGACATGGCCGGGAAAGCCTGGGCCAATGCGACTGGAAAAGAGTACGTTCCGGAAACACGCGCCAGTTTTTATGAAGCCGCCGCGGTAGCCAACGGTATGATAGGGGGTTCTTTAGCCGGTTTGAAAATGGCCGGGGCTGTAATCCGCAGCCGCGCTAAAGAACGAGCCGCCCAGGTTAAAGCAGAATCATTACGTTTAGCCACCATTCAGGCGCGCGCTGAAGGGAAAGAAATTGGAACGCCGGAATTAGAAGCGCGCGTTACCGAATTGGTGGAAAAACCAGACGCCACAACGGCCGTGAAACTTCAGGAATTTGAGGCTAAAGTGCAGTCTCTTCAGGATAAGATCGAACACGCCCCGCCCGCCGAGCCAGGCACCGCGATGCACGTCGTACAAACTCCGTTTCGGGTGCTGTCCGCCACAGACGCCTTGTTCCGTACGATGGCCGAGCAAGGCGAAGCACACGCCCTGGCCACCCGCGACGCCTTGGCGGAAGGGTTCCAGCACGGCACCAAAGAATTCAATACCAGGGTAAACGATATACTCTTGGATCCAAGTCCTGAGCGGATTACGGTAATTCAGGCGGCCGGACACCGCGGCGTATACACGACTAAATTGGGGCCAAAGGGGCGGGCGCTGCAAGAATTGGTGAAGAACACGCCGTTGGAATTTGTCGTCCCATTCATTCGGACTCCGATAAACTTAATGAAGTGGTCGGCCAGTTACCTTCCCGGAGTAAACTTGTTCCTGGCGGCGGATCGGGCGGCGCTTCGCTCCGGCGGGGTAGCGCGGGATCAAGTTATGGCGCGCCTGATAATTGGCGGTGCCATTGTGTCCGCAGTGACGACGGCGGTTGCGAATGGGAATATGACCGGGGGCGGGTACCATTTGGACGAAGCAAGCCGAGCAGCCCGACGGGCCGCCGGTCTCCAGGATTACTCGATTAAGTTGAACGGAAAGTGGTACAGTTACGCACGTATCCAACCGATCGCCACGGTAGTGGGAGTGGCTGCTGATTATCAGGAATTATCACACGCGTTTGCGGGCGGCAAACGGGACTTGGAGATGGTCGGTTCGGTAGTGGCCGCGACCGGAAACGCCCTGATTTCACAGCAATACCTGCAAGGATTGTCGAATTTAGTGAACGCAATATCTGATCCCGGGCGGTATGGAGGTCGATTCATGGACCAATACGCCGCGTCACTGGTGCCGGGGCTGATCGGACAAACCGCGGCGGCCATGGACCCGCATTCCCGCGAAATCAATTCAATCGCCGACGCAGTGCAAGCGCGAATTCCGATTTGGCGCGAGGAACTTTTGGCGGTCCGGAATCCGATAACTGGGGAACCAATCTTGCCGGAAAAATCATGGCCGCTCTCCCCCATCAAGGTGACAATCGAGTCTTCCGATAAAGTTTTATCCGAAGCCGCCCGGCTGGAAATCCCTATTTCCTCGGCCCCGCGCAGTGTCCACATTGGGGCGCGCACCGGTAAGATCGGAACCGTGGACATTGAAGATAAGGCGCGCAACGAGTACGTGAAGGCGCAAGGCGAATTCGCGCACAGGATCATGTCTGAAGTGGTTAATGCCCCAACGTGGGACGAACGGCCGGATTTTCTAAAGCGAATCTTATACTCCAAGGTTCTCACGGCAGCCCGCAGGCACGCCATAATGATCGCGCTTCCTCCAGAAGCCAGGGAATTGGAGATATACAGAATCGCGCACGAAGTGGCGGCGGAGCTGGAAAAATAACAACTTGCACTTAGTTTGCAGCATTGGTACAATGAAAGGACCACAGAGGTGACACGATGACAGTTTCCACAACGAATAACCGCACGTCCGCTGCCGGAAATGACGTGTCCACAGATTTTGCGTTCCCGAACAAATTTCTGTTGAACTCGGATCTTGTGGTTCTCATCGTCAATGACGCGACAGGCGTCGCGGTGACGCAAGTTCTTGATACAGACTATACAGTGGCCGGGGCGGGGGACGCTGGCGGTGGCACGGTAACGATGGCCACACCCCCGGCTACCGGGGAAACTCTGGTGATTTACAGAGACTCGGCCCTCACTCAGTTGACAGACCTGGTGAACGGAGACCCTCTGGATGTGGAAGTGGGCGTTGAACGGTCTTTTGATCGGGCGACACTCCAAATTCAGCGATTGCGGGATTTATCGGATCGATCGCTGCGGTTTAATGACGCCGACACCTCTGGCGCCGATCCCGTGTTACCCGTTCCTGTTGCCAGTACACTTATCGGGTGGGATGCTGCGGGAACGGCGCTTGTGAATAAACTTCCGGCAGATGTCGATCTGACCGCGGTGTCGGCGTTTGCGGCTACGGTCCTAGACGATCCCGATGCAGCGACCATGGTGGAAACTCTCGACGGGAATTTATCATCCCTGGGAGCACAACCGGCAGACGACGATGAATTAATCCTGCGCGACACAAGCGCCACGGGCGGCGTGAAAATCACGGTGGCCAATTTTATAAAGGCTGTTCTGAATTCCGCGCGGACTTTCACCGCGAATCTAATTTTCCAAGGCACGTCCGCTTTTCAAGGCGTTGTCACCGTGGTGGCCAAGTCTCTTTGGTTGGCTGAAGGCGCCGCCGTCGCCTCGGCAACCGATTGCAATATCTGGGCGGCGGACGGTAATTTAGTGCACATCACCGGTACCACCGCCATTACCGATTGGGGGACCGCTCCCCAAGCCGGCGCATGGATGTTTCTTATATTTGATGCAGCCACCCCGCTGACGTACCACGCTACTACAAACGACATCACCAGCGCCGCAGATGTGGTTGCAGCGGCCGGGGATTTTGCTTTGGTATACGCGCGGTCGGCTTCCTCGTACAAGGTGATATTCATCCGAGGGGATGGCACCCAGCTATCCTCTTTAGCTCCCAACACCCAGACGTTCACAACGGCCGGAGCCGACACGTGGACAAAACCCGCTGGATACCCGACAAATTCCCGCGTTCGCATAAGAGTGTGGGGTCCGGGAGGCGGTGGTGGGGATTCGGGGTTTGGCTCGGCGTCGGGCGGCGGAGGCGGCGGCGGGTTCCAGGAAATTTGGAAAGTTCTCTCGGATTTGGGGGCCACAGAGGCCGTAAATGTAGGTACTGGGGGTCTCGGGGCCACTTCAAACAACACCGATGGGGCGGCGGGCGACAGCACAACATTCGGGTCACACGCCACTGGGTATAGCGGCGGTGGCGGTGATGGAACCGCCTCTACCTCCGCTTTATATGGTGGCGGCGGAAACGTCGGGGGTGCCGGTTCTCTGGGGGTTAATGGGGCGCCTGGTTTGAGTAACTTGTGGTCCGGAGGGCACGGCAGCAGTGTTTCTTCGGGAAGTGCTGTGGCGGCCGAGTCGGCTGTTTTCGGAGGCGGCGGAGGGGCGGCGGCCGGAGGCGGTGGAAGTACCCCGGGTTCCAGTGTATTCGGGGGTGCCGGAGGGGCAACCGGTACGGTCGGAACACAACCGGGTGGGGGAGGCGGCGGAAATGCCGGGTCTTCAGGAGTCGGGGCCAACGGCGCCGATGGAAAAGTGGAAGTAGTTGTTTACCCGTAGGGGTTAGGACATGAAAAATGCTAAGACCCAATCATATCAACTTGACCGACGCCCAACTGGAGGCGATAGCCGACCGAGCCGTGGAAAAGCTGGACGCTCGGATCGGCAAGACCGTGCGGACCCGGGCACTCTGGATTCTCGGATTGGCCGTGTCTGCGTTAATATCTTTGGTAGCTACCGCCATATTCACTAAATAATTGGAGGCCCATGAAACCCACGCGTTGGAGCACCAAAGTTAAAAGCCATTTCGTGATACCAGACCCCCAGTGCAAGCCGGGGGTTCCGCTTAACCACTTAACCGCGGCCGGCAACTACATTGCCGAACATAAGCCGAACGTCATAGTAAATATCGGGGACCACTACGACATGCCGTCCCTGTCTTCTTACGACAAAGGCAAGAAGTCATTCGAAGGCCGGACGTACACCGCGGACTTGGAAGCCGGCCATCACGGGCTTGACCTTCTTATGGCCCCCGTCAACGCGATGAACGTGAAACGAAAGAAGAAGGGCTTGCGCCCGTACAAGCCGCGCAAAATTGTCACCCTTGGCAATCACGAAAACCGAATCGAGCGCCTCCTGGAGATCGAGCCGCGCCTGGACGGGGCCGTGTCCCTGGATCATCTGGCGTTTTCTAAACACGGCTTTGAAGTACACGAATTCCGGAAACCGGTAGAGATCGATGGCGTCTGGTATGCCCACTATTTCTACAATCGAAACACAGGCAAGCCGTATGGCGGCCGGGTACATACCCGCCTGAATACCATCGGCTTCAGCTTCACGATGGGCCACCAGCAGGGGCTGGACGTGGCGGTGAAAGAATTAGGCAATGGCAAGACCATACGCGGGCTGGTGGCCGGGTCGTTCTACCAGCATCAGGAAGAGTACCGCGGCCCCCAAGCGAACAATGAGTGGCGCGGATGTATAATGAAACACGAGGTGAAAGACGGCAATTACTGCCTGCTAGAATTGTCCATGCAGTATCTACTTGCCAACTGGCAATAGGGGGTTCCATGCAGCTAATAACCTTGACCCGTTTTTGCTATTCTCCCATGGGGGTGTTTGGTATCCTCCGCTGGGATGGCGGGACCGAACAGTGCCTGACCGTAGAACGCCCATGGCTGGGAAACCGGCCCAACGTGTCTTGTATCCCGATCGGGAACTACCTGCTGCAGAGAGACAATTTCCCGCGATTCGGAAACGCATTTGAAGTGATGGGGGTTCCCGGCCGATCCGCCATTCTCATCCATGCCGCCAACACCATTGACGACATTGAAGGCTGTATTGGACCGGGAGAGCGGTTGGGCTGCCTAAACGGCAAGTGGGCGGTATTCGAATCCGGCATCGCCTTGAAGCGGTTTATGGCTGATCACGCCGGGCAAGACCGGTTGGAACTTCATATCCGAAACGACGAACATCAGGGGGAACTGTAATGTCTACCTGGAAAACCATATTGGGAACGATCGCTCCCACCATTGCAACCGTACTGGGTGGCCCACTGGCCGGCACCGCAGTGGGCGTGCTCTCTAAGGCCCTGCTTGGGAAAGACACCGCAACGGAAGATGAACTGGCGCCCCTGATCCAGAACGCCAGTCCCGAGATCATTCTGAAAATCAAGGAAGCCGACAAGGACTTGAAGCTCGGCTTGGCCGCGTCCGGCGTGAAGCTGGAAGAAATCGCCGCCCTGGATCGAGACAGCGCGCGTTCTCGGGAAGTTAAAACCGGGGACCGTACCACCAAAATACTGGCTTACGCCTACACCATCGGGTACTTCGCGATCTTTGCGGTTATGATGAAGACCGGCGTAAACGAGCAGATGCAGAACATCGTCATGGTTCTCTTGGGGGTTTTAACCGCGGCCCAGGCTCAGATAATGAACTACTACTTTGGCTCCAGCTCTGGCTCGGCGCAGAAAAACGGCCTGTTGGCTGACATCAAGAAGGGTTAAGCATGCGCTCCAAGTGCGCGGACGTTCCCGCGGCCACCTCGTGCGCCTTATCCTCCATGAGGTGGGCGTATCTTTTGGTGGTTTGAGCGCTTCGGTGGCCCAGAAGTTCCCCTATTTGGTCCAGGCTGTACCCGGCGGCCAATGCGGCACTCGCGAACGAATGCCGAAGATCATAAAGCCTGAGACCAGATAGTCCAAGCTGATCCCGCAGAAGCCGCCAGAGCACCGCAGGGCGGGCACCCTTCAATATCACCCCACCTTTATTCTCCAGCGCCCCCAACAGGCTTACGAGCCGAGGGGACAAGTATACAGAACGGGCGCCGGTCTTGGAATCCGGCAAGCGGAGAACCCCGCCGGCCTTTGATAGTTCAAGCCAGTCCCATTGGGCCCGCGCGATCTCTTCCGGCCTCGCCCCGGACAGCATAAGCAAGTATATAAATGCGACCTCTTTGGGCCAGGTCACTTCATATCGATCCAAAGCCTCGGCCACCTTTGGAGCCTCTTCTGGCGTGATATACCGGCTGCGCCTTAATTCTCGGTATCGCTGAATTCCACGGCACGGGTTTGAACCGTGCGGGCGCATGCGCCACTTCTCAGCCAAGTCGAAAATCTTGGACAACAGGGCGAGCACGCGATTGGCTTGATAGGGGGTAGCTTTCAAGTCGGCGTGCAGAGTCTCTATGTCCTCGTACTGAATGCCCGCGACATCTCGTTGCCCGAAGTGTGGCACAATGTACTTGCGGATCTGCCGCAAATCCTCCCCTTGCGATCGCCACTTCTTGTTGGCGGCGTACACGGTATAATACTTGTCACACAGCTCAAACACGCGGGTCATTTACGTTTATCCTTGGGGAATATACGGCAGGCTTCAGTCCACAGGCCGGCCACGCTTACCGAGAACAGCATGGCTCCCGCAATCGCAAGCAGGGCCCAGCCCTGGGTAACAAGGACCAAGGACACAAAACAGAAAGCCCCCGCCACAATGCCGGCCACGAAGCTGAGGCGCTTCAAGTAACAGTTCACATTTCACCCCGTCTGTTCGTGGAATCGCGGTCCTCGGGTTGGACCAAAATCCCCAACAGCCGTTGGCTGACGCCCACCATGTACCGTACGCTTTGGTTGGCCGGCCCGCCGTTGTATGCGGCCATAAGGATTATCGGTTCCCCGGATACGTTGTCGGTGAGCCACACCAAAAATCGGGCAGCCCACTCGATGTTCTCTTTGGGGTTCCACAACGCCTCAGCTATAGTGCGGCCCGGATACGTCGTGCCTACCAGGGCCGTCCAAGTCTTTTTACCCACCACACCGTCCACAGATAGGCCTGTTTTGTGTTGGTATAGGGCGACGGCGCGTTTTGTGATTGGGCCGAACACGCTGTCTAGCCGACCGGCGTACAAGCCGCGGTCCCGGAGTTCCGTCTGTATCGCCAGAACTTCATACCCCCGCGACCCAATCTGGAACACGGTCCCGTGGACGTTCCCTGCACAACTGGGACATATCATCCGCACGGTCGCGGCTTGTACCTGGCACACACCAATCTCGCCGTGCGCCCCGGAGACATTGCGCCAGCGCGTTTCCTGTTCACAGATGGCGCGCAGTAATCCAGGCTGCAAATCGTATTTTTGTTCCATTCGTTCCGCGTGGGCAACGAGTTCGGCTTTAGAAACCGAGGCCTCAGTGTCCCCGTTGAATACCACCAATAGCGAAAGCCACAACACTATCAGGAACAGCGCCTTGGTCCAAAAACGTAGATCGTCTTGCATTGCGTACCTCCTGTTTTGCTGTCGTGTAATATACTACCAAATTCGGCATAAGTCAAGCAACTTGGCGATCCCGCTTTTCCTGTGTCCACCATTTGTGTACACCTTGGAAAATTGGACTTCCGGAGAAGCCGACCCGGGCAAGGTGCGGGTGGATCGGTACGCACTGGCAATGACGACTGCCATTTCCGCGTCATCCAGCATGGGGGTGCAATCCCAGAAATCTCGTAACAGCGGTAGACAGTCGTCCTCCGGCACCCCTAAATCTTTCAGATAATTGGCCGTCTTAAAACACGCATGATTCCGTTCCCCTTCTGTTACCTCGGGAAGGCCGGTAAGGTATTCAATGGCTCTCTTGGCGGCTCTAGCCGGGTCGATCAGTGTTTGGTGCCGTTTCCCCGGTGAGCCTGGTACAGGTCGCACTCCGCCACGATCACGTAATCCACAGGCGGCAACGAGCCAGTCCGGGGCCGGTACAACCTCGCGGTCTTCTCTAATATGATACGAGCCCGTTGGGAGTTCGCTGCCAGCGCCCACGCAATAGCCGCCGAATGAGCGAATGTCGATGCCATCGCCAATCTGGCCCGTACTTTGCCGAACGGCAACCGGCGTGCGATAGATGAGATGGCGGCCGCCCGTCGGAGTGCCAACTTCGAGCGTATCAGGAAATACGCGGCCTTCAGCCTGTAGCCGAGACAAAGTTTCGTCGCCATGTTTGTCACCTTTATTGTCCACATCGACAACCAGCAGGGCCTCGTCGCTGCCAAATCGGGATGTGGAAATCCCGACGTTGTAATCTTGATCCCAACCCATAACCGGATCAGTCCACCACCGCTGAATTTGGACCGGATCCCTGGAGGCTTTGCCGGGGAAGTCATCAATGTGGGGCGGGGACTTCACTCCGGCCTCGATTGGAAACACGTGGAACCCCAGGTCTGCCAAGGCCAACGCCCAATCGAGTTTACTCTTCCCAGTCATAATAGCGCCCGGCGTTGTCCCGCTTTACGACCTGAATTCGCTCCCAGTCCGCCTTGCATTCCAGGTCACACCAACGTGCGCCGGGATGGACGGGCTCTTCGCAGTTGTAGCAAAACCCACACGGCGGCGGGCCAATCGGCTTACGTACCGCCAGGGCGTCCGCCAGCAGTTCGGCCTCGCGATCTTGTGCCTTATCAATTTCGTCAGCCACTTTTTTGTCTCCTATTTGCGGTAGCGTTTCCCGCGCCAGCATTCGACGGCGATGGGGAGGTCTTTACACCAGTTTGGTACCTTTGACAGTGTACCAGAAAATTCTTTTAATGCAAGCTCCGGCGAATTTTCGTCTATCTCGCTGACCACCTCATCGTGCACGTGCATGACGATCGGGAATTTTGGATCTAACCGGATCATGGCTCCGGCTAAAACGTCGCGCGCCGCGCCCTGGGTGATGTTCTCGACCAAGCTACCGCCGTAGGTGGAGATCCGCTGCCATGTGCCGAGGGAATTCTTGTCCTCGATAATCTTGGCTTTCTTCATGGCGGTCGGGCTGATAACCGTGAAGTATGTGAGTGCGTCCTTCTGCGCCCCCCACGGGGTTGTCACCGACATGATCTTGGGGTACGGGTAGCACAGCGCGCGCCCGGAGGGCAGTCGGCACCACAGGAACGAACCGTCTTTCCGGAACTTAACTTCCCGGCCTTTCGGCCCCGCGGCGAACACACCTGGATTCAACACGGCGTTTATGGCGGCGGCTTCCACGTCATACCAGTACGACACGGTGGCCGGATGCGCGGCCCGCCACCCATGCTTTATTTCGTCGGCCCGCTCATCGGACATTTTGACATTATATCCTTTGGCCATCTGTTGGAAGGCGCCGATTCCACCACCATAGCCCAGGGCCAATTCTTCGACTTTGCCTATTTGCCGAAGTTCTTTTGTGACCGAGGAAATTGGAACGCCGAACGATTTTGCGTAGGTCAGTTTGTAAATGTCGGGACCCTTGCCAGCATCGAAATTGTGGAACGCCTGTAGCTTCCAGTCCTCTCCGGCCAACCACGCCAGCATGCGCCCTTCGATGTTGGCGAAGTCCCCCACTACAAAATCTTTTCCGGGCGAAGCGGTGATCATCCCGCGCAGACAACTGACGATTACGTCTACCGGTTTCCCGATAAAGTTTTCCAGATAAGCGGCGTCCCCGATATGGGGGATGGCGGCATCGATGTCCGCCTGCTCGAATGAGGGGCGCGGAAAGTTGTCCGTCTGCATGCCACGGCCCGCCCACCTTCCGGTACTGGCTCCGTGGTATTGTTTGGTGTTCCGGACTTTCCCATCCGCCGAGGCCAATTCCAACATCTTTCCTAACTTGGCCGTGGACGACCGGCCGGCTTCCTGTCGAATTAACAAGGCTTCGCGTACACGTTCTGGCAACGTGTCGATGGCAAGCGCATCAATCACCGCGGCCTTAGCCACGCCCGGAATCTCGACCCCTTGGTTCCTGATCCATTTCGTGAGCTGGGCCACTTCGGTTGTGAAGCTCACCGTATTGCCCGTAACTTTCCGAATCCTCAGGTTCAAACGGTCTTGTTCCTCGGCCACCACCACTTGTGCGGAAGTGATGGCTTTTCTATCCACTCTAACTCCCCGCTGGTTGATCTTGTAGTCCAGCAGCC